ATTCTTTTCGGCATCGTCTATGTTATGTTTCTCAAACTCCTTCACGTATTTTTCATATCGTGTAGATACGCTACGATATTTCTTAAATAAATAAGCGGATATTTCGTCGTAATCGACGTCGATGTTTGCGACATCATTAATTTTCTTAATCAATTCCAGAATGACTCTAAGCATTTCAATGAACCCCTTTTCATTTCGAAAATGAATATTTGCGATATAGCGATTCATATTGTAACGATTTCCTCCTGCACCCGTCGCATCGGTTCCCACACCCGCTGCATTCGCCGCTACATCCACAGCGAACCCTTTGTTTTCGTCGTCAATGATATCGTCCGCATCTTGAAGCCCTTCGTAGTTATCGATATCGTTCGCATCGCAAACTGCCTTGTTCTCTCTCTTGGATAGGATATACTTCTTACCGTCCTTGTCGTAATCGAAGATATGCTCTCGTGAATGAATAAATGTCTTCTTGACGTTGTCACAATCCTCTTTAATCATTCCTATATTTTCCTTGGCTTCTAAGATATCGTTTATCGTGATGAGCGTATGCTCGATATTAATCGTCTTAATGGATAGACGAAGGTCTTCGATAACCTCATCGATAGATACCTTGTTATCGTTAATCTGCTTGATGATACTGTGTATGTTATAATGATTTAAAGGAATCACATCTGATTGTATGATGTCGTTTTTGTATTTAAGGATGAGGTCTTTGGTTTTTTCGAGAAACGAATGAACCTCTGGTGATATATTGATGACTTTCAACGTCTTCTCGATATTGTCATAAAATGTTAATTTCTTATTGATTAATATTGGACGTCTTATCTTGAATACGCCGTGTGTATTCTTACGCTCCTTCTCTTTCTTTATAATCGAAGCCATACGGTCGGTCAAGAGTTCTAAATCTTTCTCGGAGATAAAGTCAAGAGAATAATCATATTTTTTAAAGATGTTATTGATATTGCCATAATCAAGATAGAAGGTATCCTTATTACTATTGATTTCGCTCATAATCATTTCAATATCAGGTCGTGTATCCTTAATCAACTCGTAAATCCCCTTATAATTCGCAGAAGCCGTATAGTTCGCATTGACGGTATTTAACAAATGCGACGCAATCTTCGCATACAGATAATCATTAGTGGTCGCAGTGGGTATCTTGTAGTATGCCCCTAATATAGGGATATTTATGTCATCGTTGCCACCGTAGCCGCCGTCATTGATGTTATAAATGTTCTCAACCTTATCCACATTTCTACATTTGATAACAGGGTAATCCTTGACGATTAAATGATATTTCGGGTAATCCTTGGCGTCTTCTGTATTTTTCTCCGAAAGCGTAATCGTGGTATTATGGGTCGGCTTCAATCGCAACTTGTCTGATTTACGGTCATAGGATACGCAGAACTTCCGCTTTACAAACTCACTAAGACTTTTGCGTCCGCCGTTGTAATCCAATATAAAGTTCAATGTCGCATCCTTCGTATCATCTTCGCCGTATTTTGTGATTTCGCCTTCGGCAGCAAATACATAATTCGAATAATCGGATAGTTTGCCATTCTTCGACTCTCGATGGTCGAGTATATCGTAGAATAGGCTTCGCAATAAATCAGACTTCTTTTTATTTTTAAAAAAAGTATATAGGCTGTTATATATTTCTTCCTTATCCATCGCAATAAAAGAAGGGTTGATACGACTCATCTCTTCGAAACTAAGTATCTCGGTATATTCAATATCCTCCAATTCCTCTTCTAAATACTCTATATCCATACCCATATCCATATTGAAACCTTATTGTATCTATTTATTAGAATGATATATATTATTATTCTATATTATTTTATCTTATCAATTGCGAACTTCGTCCATTCGTTCTTCATTGCGGATAGTTCGTTTGCGATGACAGAGCAGTTCTCTTCGAGGAACGAAGCGAACACTTTCGAGCCACCGCTAACGCCGCCACCGACGCCCTCTAAGGAAATACGCAGAATCATTAGCGATTTTAGCGGATGCGGACAAATATAGCCAACATACGTACAGGCAATCGTATCCTTATACTTGTTATTTTCTCGAATAAAACGATTGTGAATATAGGATTGTATTACGTTTCCGAGCGTATCGTCTTCGTCTTCGATAATGAACTCGAACGTCCCTTGAATATCCTGAAACGGTTGTATCTTCACCTTTGCGGACGCTACGGACGCTTCGCTATTCAATTCTTTACGGAGTCCTTCCAATTTGTGAATCAGAATATCCAGCGATTTCGATACAAGATATCTGGGTCCGATATTGCGGTTTATGCTTTCGATGTCAAACTTGAACCGCAGAGGGTCGCCATATTTATTCTTGTAATACGAGCGTTCCTTGTCTAAGATATTCGTCTTTTTATCGGCTTCCTTAGGGTCTTGAATATACGAAAAGTTCGACAGGGATACAGGGTTAAACGACGCATTATCACGTCCCTTACGCTTTACGATTCTCGCCTTGAAATGTAAATGTTCGCCCGTTCGCAATCGTGTAATCAAGATATAATCCTTCGATGTTTTGTTGGCAGGGAAAATCGTATTTAACTCGTCCTTGGTTATCGGAACCGAGTTGCGAGTTGCTATAATATCATTCGTGCGAACATCAATCGTCTTGTTCGTAGTATTCTTGACGTTCAATTCAATCTGGATGCTGTTATCTTGGTATTGTTCGATTTCCTCCTCGTGAAGACAGATGGGAATAAGCCCGATGCGATGAATGATAATTTCGTTATGGAGGGCACCGTTATTGATGATGACATCGACGGTAGGGTCGTCATTCTCTAACTTTTCACCGATAATTCCTGTAATCGGAATATCCGTTAAAATGATTCGGCGAATCCCATTCACAACTGCGAGGTCGATGTTATTAATTTCGAACGTATGGCAATCCGAAAGTTCGTCGTAGTTGTAATGTTGAAAAGTATGCGTAGCCGTCATATTATCTTTATTAACTCTATTATATCTATCTTATATATCATTTTTTAATATATTAAAAAAACAAGGTAATGTAATTAATGTAATTATTTACACTGAACGGCGGACGACACGGCGACGAGCGGGGGCGGCACGGCGAACAGCGGGAGCGGCACGGCGAGGGCTTGACGCACGACGGGGACGAGCGGGGGCGGCACGACGAACGGCGGCACGGGGGCGATAGTAGCCACCAGATATCAGTTGCTTCGCCTGAGTTAAGGCTTCATTGATATTCATAAACTCTTCGGATTGCTCTTGTTCCTCTTGGTCTTGATATTGCTCCTCCTCGAAACCACCCATATAAAGTCCGGGATAAGCCCTTGGCTTCTTCGCCTTAGCCTTGGGCTTCTTCGCCTTGGGCTTGGGCTTACCACCCTTGACAGCAAGTGGTGCCATCGGATTTTTATCATCGGCATACGTTTCTACTTTGGCAGCCTTCTTCTCCTTGACGGCAGTTTCATTTGCGAAATCTTCTAAACTCTCGAAGAATCCACCGAAAAGTTTAGCCATCTTGGAGGAGGGACGCTTGGCAGCGACGGGACGCTTGGCGACAGCCTTGGGCTTAGCCTTGTGGGCTACGGGACGCTTGGTAGCGGAGCGAACAGCACGGTGACGACGAAGTCCGCCATCCATATAATCTTGAAAATCTTCTTGCGAGAGGGTGGTACTCATATATATATTCTTTCTATATATACGCGGGATTTTAATTTTATAAAATTATAAAAAATATAGAATATAAAATATAGAAAATGTTTATTGATGTATAGAGAGTTTATGGGTTTCTGGGTTTATGAGATGAGGCTTGTCATAATTGCGAAACACATCGACGTTCTCGGGGGCATTTCGTTAATCGGGTTGGATGCGAAGAATTGAATCAGCGTCTTAATGTTATTGATATCATTACACTGGCAGATATAATGATATACGTTGGGTTGTGTAATCATCTTCGACTTGTAGGTATTGATTTGGAGATTACGCAGTTGTGCGAGATGATACTGAATAATCGGCGGAAACTGCTTATCCATATCCCGATTCATTTTATAGCGGTTATAGTGCGGATAATACGTCGTCGTCGCCTTATAATATGTGTAAAGGCTATCCTTAATCGTCGAAATAATCGTATGGACGAGATACGTTGGGTCTATCCTTTGCCCGTTATTATCCAGCGGTAAATTGATATTCGGATTGTAGTTGGCGATATAATCCTTGATTGTATAGTTCGTCTTGTTTTTCATATATACAGAGAGGATATTCATCCACGCATTCGGATGGCACGGGTCAGTCTCTTCACGGTAATTAATCGCATCCGTCGATATTTTATAGAGTTTCACCCTGTCCGATATAATCTTTTTAACGATTAAACCATAACTATACGGATTCGTTTGAATATGTCCGTATGCCTCTTGAATCGTATGGAACGCCAACGGGTATTTCACACCGACTTCCATCAGCGACGGGATAATCGAAGCGATAATCTCACTTTCAATCAGCGATTTACGATGCTTCGTATTCACGTGAAACAGTTCCATATAATTCTCTCCGATAATCCCCGTATAATCGATAATATGCTTATTTTCGTGATGGACGATAATAAACTCATACGCCATCTCAGCGTCCAAGTGTTGGACGAATAAACTCCTGAGTTTCGCAGAAAACTCTTCTGCGGTTAAAGCAGAGTCTTCTGCCGTAATAGATTTGGCAAAGTATTTAAATAAGATTTCGTCCAGCATATTGCCGTGCGTTTTCGTGGGATGCGAGAACCTCGAACTATTCGCATCAGGACAACTCGAAGTCCCGAAGTGCCACTCGTCCTTGTAATGATATACGGTAATGATTGTACCGTCATACGCCTCATATACCTTGTCTTCCGTAGAATACGACGCATCGATGAAAGTATTATAATCAATCCGCTCAGGGATAGAGTTTGCGTAGGTTACGACGACATTGTTATTGCGTTCGAGGCTAAAATCCAATACGACGCTACGGCATTGCTCGTATAGTTCTTTAAAATTATCAACGTTATTCCGAATATAGGTATTGTGTAGCAGAACGATATCACTACATCCCTTGAACTTCTTCACTTTCATCATCGGCCACAAGTGATACTTCTTTAACAGGGAAATCAGGCAATTCGCATAACTGGACGTAGCGGTCGTAGCGGTCGTAGCTGCGTTGTTCGCTTCGTAGAGTTTAAATGTTTCGTCTATAAGATTGTATAGCGTCGGAACGAACGGGACGGTAACAGCGACGGGAGCGGCTGCGGTTGGAAATGTAATCGGAGAACAAACGGAATTCATCGTGTGTAATTACATATTCTTTAATCTCTTATATCAATTTTTATAATTTTTGAATGATAAAACGAAAATAAATAAAATAATCTTAATAAATCACTTCTTTTTGTAATATAAATCGAACATCTCTTGCCCGACCTGTTTATGAACTTCTTCGCTCGTCTCCTTTTTCGTTATGATAGTCTCACGCTTAGATAAGAAATACTCAAAAAACGAATAATCAAATCCAGTCTCTTTCGTAACCATATCAAAAAGCATAGGGTATCTCTCGATGAAAAACTTAAACTTGTCCTCTTGGGTCATATTATGAACTACCGATGCGTGGGATAGCGGAGTCGCCATACACTGATTATCGTGAATGATTTTCATAATATCTTGAACGATGTCTGTAATCGCCTTATTATCCAAGCCATCGCTTAGAAAGTCTTGTGCGTCGTCGCTTCCTTGCTGTTTCTTCTTCGTCATAAACTTCTTTTATTATCTTTATGATATATTCTTTATGTAAATTTTAATTCCTTCTATTGTAATAGAATATACAAAAAAATGAAAAGTGAATTGATGTATGCTGTGTTAGATTACACACCCAACGTCCAAGCACCCGAACCATTGAAAAACGCTGGGTTATATACAGGCGACGTTTTATTTGACAAGAAACCGTGGGGAAATAACTATGCGATACCACGCACTGAACCCGATGCGGTTGCGTATAGTTCCCATTTTTACGCAAGTCATCATATACCGTCTTATAATCGCCCCGGAAATAACTCTATCGATAGTCGAGAATATAAAATATATACTATACATGATAGCAACGGCAGCGATAACCGTGATAACGTCTATCACTTCTCTTGTCATACCTGAGATATCGGATATATCGACGTATTCGGTGAAGGCTTCTTTATCGTATCCTTGTGTTTTACTAAAAAGTCGCAAATATACTTATATGTCTCATCGACTTGCTCGAATGTAATACCGCCTGTGATTAATACGCTCCCGCTTTCAAATAAAGCCCCTGTAACCTTCTTACATTCGCCGAGGTTCTGTCCCATACCTTTTCCATAGCAATACTTGGGACACGAGCAGATACCATTTTTATTTTTATTGTGAATATTCCAAAAGTATTCCAACTTGACACCTTGATATATTCCGGGCTGAAAACTACACTTGTTATTGTATTCGTCGTTGATAAACAACTTGTGTATTTCCTTTCGGCGAATCTCAAACCCTTTTTTAAGTTCGGGGTCGCAATACACCTTAAAGTCCGTGTTTATCATACGGATTTTAAAGTTCTGATATTTCAAATCCAATTTATACTCAGGGTCGATACTCGCATTCACAATAATGTTCTTGTCAATCGTATTATAGATTTCGGTAATGTCGCCGATAATATGATTCACAATGTGTTCCGTATCCTTGACATCTTTGATACCCGTCAATTGTATATTCCCATTCTTGAATATCTTGACATTCGGGATATACTTGTCGTGAAACTTATAAATCACCGTAACCTGATTGTCAAACCGATTCTTCTTCATCGTGTTCTTCTTGCTCTTCCTACGTTTCTTAGGATATACGCCTTTCGACGCATCCGTCCCATTTTTCATAAACTGAACCCATACAACCCCCTTGTCGCATCCTTCGGCAACATTCTCAATCACTTTAATATTGTCAAACAATATTCCAAGATTTATATTGATGTTATTGCCAACGTTTGCGTTGCAAGTGATTGTCGAGATTCTATACGGAGAAAAGAAAATTTCGTTCGCTACGTCTGTCATTAGGTGCATATATATAAGAAAAGAAGTCCTTATATCAATTTTTTTATTTCGAAACAATTAAACTCAATTTATTATCAATCGTGTTCGTATTCCCGTTCTTCGTATTCTTTTTGATTTGATTCTGATTGTCAAGTTTAATGTGCATATTGTCGGTGATGTTCTTTAAATACGAGGTATTCACAACTTCATAACTGAAATTCGTAGAAATCATCGGAGGAAGATTTAGAATATACGTCTTATCATTCGTATAATGTCCTGTGCGGAACTCTTCGATAGACATCGGTCCGTTGAATATTTTTAGTAAAAACCGAGAAGGGGCTGGGCGAATCGGATGCGTAAATCCGTAGTGTTTGCTTAGCATCTGTATCAGACTGTTGATTTCCCACACCTTATCGCTCCCGCAATGCGAAGAGAAGTTGTAGGCATTCGCACATTCGAGAGAGCAAAAGTTCCCAAATAATACGTAGGTATCGGTTTTAATATTATATTTATAAGGCATCCCGAACGTCCGATTGTCGATTGGATGACAACACCAGTAGCAATTATTATTCGAATTTAGTATTTCGTCGGTATGCGAAACTTTCAACGAATACTCGCTATTACTATTATCAAAGATGATGTTGTCCTGAATCGTGCTATACGTGTTGTTTTCGTTTATGTAAAAACAATTCGGCTCATACGGTTCGGGAAACTCAGTAATCGTATTGTTATCCGTGATATTCAGTTTGTTTATTTGTGCGGACGACAAAGGCAACTGTAAAACAATGTCGTCATTATCAACCACCGAAATGTCCTTGATGATTGTATTCATTAGGTTTTTCTTCTTCTTTAAATCGCTTACAGTATCGTCGGCGTTTTTTGCTTTTCGAGGCATTAATTGGCGATGCGACGAAACGACGATGTCTTATTATGTATATATGCGTTTATTATTTATATCATTGTGAATCAAAATAATCCTTGAAATAGGTTATGTTTTTTATCAACGCTGCATTCGCATCCATCGAGACATTCGAGACATTCGTTGGCGGAGTATCAAACGAAACGCTGCTTTTCGCAGATATACATTTCATTTTTATCTCTCTGATTTCGTTATTCAGAGCGTTTATCGTGTCGATTAAATATTTGATAATGTATCCTGATAATAAGATTAAGATTAATACTAATAAATCCATCCTCTGACGCTTCGCTGCTTCGTTTTATTAAAATAAGGATATAAAAATAATATGAAATTGTATGTCGATTCGCTATCTCGACCAGATGAAATTGCACGTTCCATTAATCACCGAGAATACGTTAATGACCCTCGTATATACGATGACATCCAATTTAACATCGTTCTCGTTTATATACGGGATGGACTTCAATCGCATCAAGTCGAACAGATACTTGAACTCGTTCTTCTTGGTTATATCCTTGCGACTGTCGTTGTTCCCTCGATTATTGATATTTAAATATAAGGACGTTGTTATCATCTGGTTATTAAAAGAACCCGCACTCACTATTTTTTCAGGGAAGAGCGAGAACGAATAACTATATATTCCTGTGCGAGGGACGTTCGTATGATACTGATACGGCTGAATGTTATTATAATAATATGCCTTCTGGTCTTCACGAATGATGGTATCCGCCCATTTTATTTGTGCGTCGTCTAACAATCCCATCGTTTCGTTATAGGTATGCGAAGCAGTATAGTTGTCGTGTATATTAAACTTCACGGGTATATCGCTACGACGCAATACCCACACGATCTCTTTAATATGATTGTAGGAACTCGTTAAAGTATAGTTGTCCCCATAACTTGTGATGTTTAACGCAGGATATGCTTGTCGCTTCACGTAATCGACGACGTATTTTACGATTCCCTCGTTTTGTAATGAACTCATCCGATACGCACTGTCGAGAAAGATATAATTCACATCCAGAAAACACTGAATATAACTTTCGCTACCTATAAACGTATTGATTTTGACCGTATCCGTGTAGATACTATTGAAAAACCTTGGCGATACATACATTTTTAGCGAATCGCACCATACCTGATAGAGCATCTCAATATCGTTAATATGAATATCCACCTTGATTTCTTGATTTTGTATTTTATATAATGGCAACGCCAACGACGGATTTCGAGAAAACCAAAAGTTCAAAGGCACTTGTAGTATCCGCCCTTTTATCGACGGGTTTCCAGCATTCGCTATTTTGTCCGTCGTCGGATATATTTTATTATATAAGACGTTGTTCTTAATCACATACCTCGTGTTGTTATTATTGGGGCTTGTGTATTCAGGAATATTCCCAATCAACTTGTTATACTCGACGCCGTCCTTGTTCGTCAGTTCATTCCAGATATTCATCCATTCGCCGTAGATTTCGTCGATAACGCTCCCTTCGACCCTTATCGTCGCCGTTTTAATGAAGTTGTGTCCGACGTTCGTTATCCATCGAAACCGATGAACGTCCGACGAATAGATGTCGGGTAGATTAAACGACAAATACATATTGCTTACTAAATCGCCGTATCGCTTGATGGTGAATGTTATCATCTTGTTCTCCGTAGTGAAAGCGAGGTTGATCGACGAGTTTATATCAGGAATGATATTCTTGTTTTCCATCGAGAAATTGACGTGCTTATTATAGACATATTTATAGTAATTGATACAAGGATTTAAATTGATATACGAATCCATCTGTCCTTTTAAAACTAACTGTGTAATTCCACCGCCCATAATTACTATATTATATTGATACTTTAATATCTTCAATATTATCTTATATGTTTATCTTATATGTTTATGTTTATTTTTTAATCTTCGTATTTCTTTATAAACGCCAATAGTTTCTCGTATGTCCTTGCGTCCTCGAAAGATGCGAGAATTGTCGGAGGACTTGTAGAGTTATCGACAGCGACGAACGTCGGGAAACTTGTAATCCCTAAACTTTTAACACGTTCGAGATGTTCGTTGCGATTGTATTTTTTAAGCGATACCTTGTCGAAGGTCTCTTTATTTAATTTATCCCAAACGCCAGACTTGTTAAACTCTACGCAATGTCCGCACGTATCCATATAGTAATATTCGAAACCGATTCGTTTCGCATCGCCACCGCCGAAAAACCCTTCGCTTATCCTGTCCTTGTTCGTTAGTATAACCGCAAGTAAAAATACAGTGGAGATTATAATAATCGAGTAGAGAGTTCCGCTACTTGAAGTTTTGCGACGCATTCAAAAAAATCTATTCAATTCTAACATAATGATATATAAAAATTAATAAGTCAGTATCATTTAATAATATCAGTATATTGTTTTAGTTTCATAAGGGCTTCCTTGACACTATCGTTATCATTCGTGAAAGTTATAAATGTGTAAAAAGTATTTATCGTCATCGTATTCTTTAAAAAAGTCTCGATTCGTTTGCGGTCGATTAAGATTACCCGACAATCTAATGTATCGTAATTAACGTAGGTATCCGCATCCGCATCGGCTACATAGACGCTAAAATCATTTTTCTCTAATAGTCGCTTGTATTCGCAAATATCGCCATCACACACGACAATTGTCCGATAGATTAGATGGGTATTATACAATGCGTTCAACTTATCCACGAAATCCATAGGATAGATAATATACCTATGTAAATAATTTTTATATAAGATTATTTAAACTACTATGATATAAATAGTATAATGGACGACAAGGTAATTAAAATTCATTTATCTGTTTTTCAAAATCGCTATAATCACGTAGATGTCCCTGAAAATATACTACAAAAAGCCGAAACTCTAAAAAAATCGTGTAGTTGCTTTGATTCCTTCTATGACCCTAAGATGATATGGGAGAAAAAACTATACAACAACAAGCGAGAGAAGCATTCGCATCCGTCGCAACAGCATTCGCAACAGCACTCGCATCCGTCGCAACAGCATCCGTCGCAACAGCATTCGCAACAGCACTACACCCCGAACAATTCGTATCAGACCGCAAGTAATAAAGGGCGGTTTCATATTATTATTCCTGACTTTTCGGATAACTCATGCACGAAACGAGAATTGATAGGACATTTAAATAAATTAACTTCAAAAAACAAAGATGTCATCTATGAAAAGATAAAAGCGATTATTGACACGAACAATACCGAAGAGGTTTTTTTAATTATTTGGTCTTACATTAAGATAACGGACGGCAGTAGCAACGGTAGCGACAACCTGTATATCCGACTACTCGACTATTTCGATAGCACCTTTTTAAATACTACGTTGGATACATTGTGGAACAATTATACCCAACAGAAGGAGTGGATACCGCCGAAATATATCTTTGACAATAACCTATTATTGCTTAATAACGAGTATGAGTTATACTGTGATTATGTGAAATGGAAGAAAGGCGTTCATAATACGAATGTCATTTGGATTAAATACAAGCCCCGAGAGATTCAACGGCTACTGAATGATATTTATGATTATCTTACGGAGGAATGCTTAGGCAACCCGAATATACACAAGTATATCATCGATATATTTTTAGAACAAATCTTGAAAATATTAAAGTCTTCGCCTACCGATACATCTATCGTAGAAAAAATAAAAGCCCTCGATATTAAGAGTTTCGATAGTTCGACGAAGTTCCTAATCTATAATATTATCGAAAATAAATAAATAATTTCTATTATTATAGTATAAGTATATAGAATAGAATAATGAAAGAGACAGACAACACTTTATCTTTTTATAGCAGTGGGTTCATACAAATCATCTTTGTATTACTTCTTCTAATCATTTGGAGTTATATATATAAACTCGAAAACGTCGGTTGTGCTTGTTCCGATCATAGCAACAAGGAGTTCATAAAGAACTTCACTATCATCGCCTTGTTATACTTCGTGATTACTGCGTTTATACCGATTAAATCCATAGCGAAGAGTATGGGTTTCGGAATCGTCCAATTACTCGCATTCGGAACATTCATATTCTTCCTAACCTTCGTCGTATATATCTATTACGCATTTGATTATGTGCGTTATTTAATGAACGAGAAGTGCAAGTGTTCCGAGGACTTACGTCGTGATATTATCGCCATCGGAACGATGATATCCCTCTTCTTATTTATGATATTACTATTCACTATCATCATCATCCCGATACTGATAAGCACCCTTACCAACCTATTAGTGAAGATACAGGTATTCGAAAGCGAGGTTGAGGAAGTCATCAAGAACCCCGTGAAATCCCTTCGCAATAGCCCCGGGCGTATCCTAAACTCCACCAAGGATATCGGCTCATTCGTCAAGACTACCGCATCTAAACTGGTGAAGGGCAAGAAAAGGCGTTAAGCGGCGACCAAAAAATTAATTCTTTTTATTATTAATATAAAAAATAAATATATACACAGACACGCATTGATATACAATAACGTTCATTCGCTAATCTCGCTGTCGTCAATGAAGATTTCAGGGAGGTAAGGAGCGAGTATCTCCTCTACAATTAGTTCGGGTTTAAACTCGTCATAGGTCATAAATATCTTCAAGAGTTGCTCTGAGAACCCTGAAATCATCGCTGTTCCTTCTGTTTTACAATTCACAGGAAACGACTCCTTATGGCTTGAATTAAGATTCCAGAAGATAAACTTTGGAGGCGTATAATCGGATGCCTTAAACATCTTCACAATCGTTTTATACAAGACTTCAATGCCGTTATTTTCATTGTTGTCTGACATAGCCTCATCAAACTGCATATCCGTGTAGATGAATAGTTTTTTAGGCATATCATCGTCGCAAATATTGTGTTCCTTGCCATATTCAATAATCATCTTACAACATTTAACGAAATCGGTATTAAAGCCAAACTCAACATCGACGAGGGATTTAAAGCAGGTATAGAGCGATGGCTCAATGCCTTTATCGGTATATTCTGCGTATTCCGCATCGGGAATAAGAGACACCAACTCGGGATTCGCACTGAATGTAATAAACTTGTTTTTAAACATTCCTTTACAGCATTGCGACGTGATGATGCCAAGGGCGATTGCGACTTGTGCGGGGATACTGCCATTACTCGCAGAGAACATAGACCCCGATAAATCGATGATTGCCAGAGAGTTCCCGAGAACGTCGCAACCGCTATTCTTCACATTATCGACAATCGTCTTCCACTGCAACTCAATCGTTTCATTCTCCTCATATTCGTCTTGTGTATTCCGAAGATTAATATAATAACCTGCCAATTCGTGAGGAAGGATGCCTGTAACGTTAATCTTCGCATCCCCGCTTCTTACCTTTGCCAAGTATTCGCAGTATCTCTCGCTATCGTGGTTATTAAAGGCATTGTGTAGCCTTCTTGAAGCGACCCCCGGGACGCCCTCGTAATTAATCTTATCCCATTCGTTATTACACATCAACGTCTCTACAATATTAATTTTGTTCCTAAGCGGAACAAGGTATTCCTTCCTATACTTTTCCATCTTCTTCGTGTCTTCTTTGCCATACAGTATAGTCGCAATCTTCTTTGCGAATTGCTTACGCCTATCATTCCTATCATTCTCACTTGGAGACCACTTCGCACACAGAGATACGCTATTCATTTTATTCGGTTTGTCCGCTGCGGACGTAGGGGACGCTTCTTCTTCATCACGCATTTCTTGTATCTTCAAGTCCATAAGGTCTTCTCGTAATTTATTGGCGAACAACGTTAATTCATAATTTTTATGTATTATCCCAACACCGTTATTATCATAGCAAATATACAGCAAATCCTTCCAGCGTCCATATTTATTGACATAGGTTAAAATATTATTCATATAGGTATAGGGCTTGTTGTTGCGTAGCCATAGCATCGCTTGGTTCGATACCGTCTTCTCTTTCTTACCCTTCAATCGATCACGTCCGTTGAAAATCACGGCGACTGTCTTCTGTGGGTTAATCGCCCAGCATTTTTCGAGAAACTGATGGTTCTGTTCCTTTGTAAGCGTCCGTGTGTACATCATAAAGTAATCGACAATGTGATTTCCACTCGTATCCAGTGCGACTGCTCCGTTCTCAGTGCGAGTAAAAGTCGGCGTAGCGGATGTCATTGTTGATGTTATTAGTATCCCTTAGCGTATCAATTTTTATAGAAATATTTTAAAAAAATAATGAGGAGGCTGCTTACAATGACTTCCTTCTCTTTAACCTTGTAATCAGTTCTTTCTTTGTATAGGCAACCCGCTTGTCTTTGACAACTCTTGAAAGTTTGATTCGATAGCATTTCTTAAATAATATGTAGATACTAATGTCGTAGAAAATACTATGAATAAGTA